AACGTTTGCATCGAACTTTCTCTTTAGAGCATAAGCACCTGAAGAAGTTGCTAGTGCTTCAAAGTTAATGTGAGAGTGTCTCTCTTCGATGTCGTCTATTTTGAATGCGAAAGCATTGGCTTGGTCAACAGTCAATGTAATTTGATCGTCTGCCAAGTCTTGTGGGTTAACAACAGAACCTCTTGAATATGCGGACACAGTCAGTGTTGGTTCTTTCATAATGTTAACAGTATCACCAAAATTTTCAATTTCGCCAGTATAGTCGGTATTCGTAATATCTTCTGCAACCGAAGCTCTACGGAAGAACTTGAGAACTTTTTGGCTAAAGATTTCGGGAGCAAAATTACCTGTCGGTAAATTATTGTACCCTGAAGCTGAATTAAAAGCCATTTTTCTATCCTTCCTCTATTTGAGGTTAGTTATTGAGTTATTCGCCCTTCTTGTCGTGCTAGGTCGATTTCTTTTTCAAGTTTCTCGAATTCCCACGGCTTGAGTCTGGCGATTTCAGACACTTTCCAAATCTTTCCTTTTTGATCAGTTATCGCAACATCTTTTGGTTGAGTTTTAGTCACCGTAGCTGCTGGATCATTTTGGTTAGACTTAGTAGGTTTTTTAGCAGATATGCCCATCTCTGCCTTGTAAAGAGATATGACCTTACTTGCCCATTTAGCATCAGTATTATTTTTATAAATACCATCACTAATTTGTTCAGGTTGATCATCGAGCCACTGAAGAAATTTGTCCTCAGTTTTTAACTCACCAAAATCAGGATGTATACGAAGAAGTTCTTCATACGCTTTTTCCTTTTTAAGAGACTTTTCTCTTTCCTTTACAGACGCTATTTCTTCTCGCAGTTTAGCAACTTTAGCTTCTGTTTGAACTCCTGCTACAGTTTCTACTACTTCAAAAACATCAGGATAACGTTCTTTAAACTCTTCGAGTTCTTCCAAAGTTTTTGGAGGAGTTGTACCTCGTGGCATTTCTTGAACACGAGATTTTATAGATTTAAGCTCACTCACTAATTGTTCACGCTCATCTCTAAACTCATTAAGTTTAGCATCATAATGTTTTTTTAAATCATCATAACGTTTTTTATAATCGTGACTTTCTTTTGCTTCTGCGAAACTATCAGTTGCTTCTTGAGTAGCCGCTTCTTCTACAGCGGGGTCTTGAGCTTCTACTGTTTCTTCAATATCGTCTTCGTCCTTGTCCACCTCTTCACGATATTTATTTTTGTAAAGATTTGGATTGTTAAGAACTCCAAAGGAGTCATTTGGTTTGTTTGCTCTCGCACCTCTTACTTGTTTTGCCATTGTATTTACCTCATTTATTGCAGTGCCACATGGCTGTGGGTAGCTGCTTCGGTTTGTCAGGGCCACGAATGTGGGTAGCTGACGAATTTATCCTAGAAAACTAGTTGACTCTCTTGGATTACCTTGTGGGTCTAATTCATCAAAAGGTCTAGTTTCTGGTATAATTTGTTTTTGTGGTGTAATTTCTTCAGGTTTAAATTTTGTTTTTGGTATAAGATCATCAGGTCTTAATTGTGTCTCAGGTATATTCTTTATATTATCTATTTTTATTTGCTTGGGGTCAACATTTTTTATTGTTACCCCCGGAGTATCAGTAAACCATGATGTAAGATTAGTTGCAGCATTTTTCATGTAACTGCCTTTTTTACCTATTTCATCATTGTTGTGAACGTGTTGTTTGTATGCTTGTATAAGATTAGCGTTAGGTTTAGACATAGCATTTCTAAACCCTTTATACAAATCTAAACCTAACCGACCCCCGAAATGTTCTGCGACTAATACTGCTTTAACTCTAGGATCAGCTATCTTACTCAAGTTTTTAAATCTATCATTGAACTGCTCCATTTTATAGTACAACATCATGTCACTAATGTACTCAGCATCTTCTGGGCTAATCTCTAATTTTTTACCAGATTTTTCCCAAGCCCTCAGAGCTTCACTTTTTTGTTTTCCTAAAAACGGTTTAAACTTTTCAATTAAATCTTCACTAAATCCTATTCTTCTTAGTTTTGATGCAGTATGTTGTCCTAAATCAACACCTCTACCTATTGTAACTCCACTTTTACCTGCAGGTTTACTTCCGTCCATCGGGATATAAGCTTTAGTTTTTACGCCACCTTCTTGTATGTTAACCGCACCTTTTACAAGATCAAAGAATTTACGTTTCTCATCTCTAGTTTTCTGTAAATCATCAGGAAGTTTTGGCGGTTGTACAAATCCCTGTTGTTCTTCTTTTTTTGATTTTTTTATTCTAGGACTGGATTTTTCTGAAGGTAAATCCCCTTGCCCACCTATGCCAAAATATTTAAGTATATCTTCTGCTATGCCTGCTTGCTTTTTAACTTTAGTACCTTCTGCAGCTTTCATAACTCCTGCTGGTGCTTCTTGTTGGTTAGTGGTTTGTTGCTGTATCTCTCGTGTTCGTTTTTTACCTCTGTTATTTATTTTTCCTAGTCGATCATAGCCTATCTCTTTTGCAATTTCTTTTGGAATAAAGACTTCATTTTGAGATACAAGCAATTTAACATTATCTTTTGCACTTATTTTTGGATTTCCAAAACGTAGATTAATACCTTTTTCTTGTAAATTTGTAACTGCTGTGTTTATCATTCTTTGTATGTCTTGTTTTCCTGCAAATTCGGCGGCGGCGGCGTTTATTATAAAATCGCCTTCTCTGGCATCCATCGGTTTATTGTCAGCTATTGTTTCTTGGGGTGTGGCATTTTCATTGTATCCACCAATATACCCCGGAGGTGGCACACGATTACCTAGCATCATCTTTACAGGTTTACGTAATTTAAAAGTATTGGCTACTGAACCCCCCATAAATCTGCGTAAAACAGGTCCTGCTATGTCACTATAATACATGTCCCGAATAATTTCTTTGTCTTCGTCAGACATCTTACTGTAACGTTGTTTTATTAAATTTTCAATATCTTTAGGATTCATATCTTTCCCACAATGTAACAGATTGGTTCTAATATAGCTCTTTCTATTCTACCGCCAAGATGCCTTTTCTTACCACGTTGTTGTAGCCAAATGTCAGCAGTACGTCTCTTTGCAACTCCCTCAAGCCATTTTTTTACTATTCTATTAGGTAGATTATCCTCTTTGTATGCGTATTTAATCAAAGGTTTAAATATCTTATGATATCCAACTTGGTAAGCAGGGTCTAAGTTTTGACTGTGTTTTAACCAGATTGTTTGTCTAAATGATCCAAAGCCATATGCGGTGTTCATAGCTGTACAAACTATCTTGTCACTTTCGCTACCTGCACCTGCACTATCTGCAGCTTCTTGTACGGCAGCTGTTTCTACCCCATCTATTCCAGATGTAGAACCTGCTCCTGTAGAAGCACCTACGCCATATCCCCCGCCTAGATCACCGCTAGAACCGACTCCGCCTGTATCATCATTATCAGTACCACTACCCATCGTATCAGATACGGAAGCTCTTCTATCTTGTCGTTCTCTTTCTTGCATCCTTGATGAACGAGCAATACTTTCCATAAGAACATTAGTTTTGCCCTGTAATCGTTCGGCATAAGTTGGAACATTAGGATTGTAGTCAGGGTCTTCTTCTGGAGGATTATATGAACTAGGAACACTTGGATTATAGTTTGGATTTTCTTCTTCAGGATCATATGAGTCTGGACTAAATCTGTTAGGAGTCCCGAAGTCTTGGTAATTTTTAGGGCCACCAAAGTCCATATAATTGGGAGTAGTGTTAGTTTTTGTAGTGGTTGTGGTAGTTGTGCCACTTCCAGAACTTCCTCCATTTATTCTGTCTTTAATTGCTTTTGCTTCTTCGGCAGTCATATGGGGAGTAAAATCAAAAATACTTCTGCCCGATCTTACCTCTGAAAGCCATTGTTCAGCTTTTTTTACGCTACCGCCAAAATCTTTTTCTGCTAAAGCTTCTAAGGCTGCATATGAACCGTATGCTGCTGAGTTACCATTAGCATCTACAAAACCACCTGTAGCTGTGTAACCACCAAGCCCACTAACTCCAAATCCTTGTCGATCACTTATACCACTGCTTGTAGGTAAAAATCCTTTTTGTATAGCTTCTAAGTTTAATACTTGTTGATTAGTCATTCCCATAGGTAATGTTCCTATGTAATTAGAATTTCCGGGACTTCTTACTAGAGTTGTATCATCGACCTTTATAGCATACCCACCATCGCCCTTACTGTAACTAGTTCCATCAATATCAGTAAACTCATAATCATCTATAGAAGCTAAAGTTTGAATTTCTTTTAGTGCGTCATACTTCATAGAAGCTACTTGATTTCCAATTGCATTAAACATGCCTGCACCTAAATTTTCAAAACCCCACGGGGTAGGTTCTTTTTTACCCAATAACGCACTACCAATCATAGCCCCCGCTGTACCTGCTAAGGCTAATCCACCACCAGTTATTTGAGCATTTCTTTTAAAATCAGATTTATCAGCAAGCCCTTTACTTTGTTTATAATCATTCCAAGATTTAGAACTTAAATCCATGCTCTGTAAATCAACGGCAGATACTTTAGAATCGTAGTAAGTTTCATTGCTACCTAGAGAAGTTGATAAAAGATTAAATTGTTGTTCATCTCCTGAACTATCTGCCCCAACGGCTGCTATATTAGGTGCAACATACTTGTCTTTATCTTTATCGTCATCATCGTCGTCATCCCTGACATTAACACCTGTAGACCCTAAGTAATCTTTATAAAAATCAACAAAGCCACCAGAGTATTGGTCAGGAGTTAAAACTTTTCCGGGAACATACCCACTTTCTGTTGTATCAACTGTATCTTGTTCAGCCATTTTTAATTACCTTCTCATGGTTATTCTTCAAATTGAGGAGCATTTCCAGTAAACCCAGCTTCCCCTGCAGTTGGCGTAGCTCCGACTCCGATTGTGCCGTTACCAGACCCTTGATTGTCAGTTCCTTGAGGTTGTTGAGATACTCCATTAGGTTGTCCCATTCCTTGCTGTTGATTATTGGGGTTAACGCCCTCGCCTGTTCCTTGTTGAGCATCTGCCATCATTCCTTTCAACATTTCAGCATATAATTGTGCTTCATTTGCATCATTAACTAAACTATCGGGATCTATGTCCTGTGCTATAGCTAACTCTCTCATAAGATTTGGTATCTTTATAAAAGGAGCAAGCATAGGATTTGCTACAGTTTGTAATAAAGATGTAAGTCTTTGGCTTCTTACTTCTTTTTGCATAACTGCTGCTACCCCACGAGGTTTAATTTCAAGATCACCTTCTATGTTTTCAACATCTTCATTAAACTGCATATTCCATTGAAAGTAAGCTTCACCTATTGGCTTTAGAAGATTGTCATCTATATTTTTTATGACTGTCTTCATGGCAAGACCCGCAGAACCCATAAGCATTGATAACCCTGCTGCAGTTCTACCTGTTCCTGTTACGCCAGTTTGACCGTGCATGATTGACGGTATGCCTGTTTCTTCATCTGCAAGCTGTCGGGATATTTGATACATCTGTATGTTTTCGCCCGCTGTGTTTGGAAACTTAAGACCATTGATTGCTGTCCCACTGACACCAGACTGTCTTCTAAATATCTTTCCGGGAAATATGTCCATGTTTTGTCCGGGAACTAAACTTGCTTCATCTACGTCAAAGACGAGATTACCTGCAAGTGCCAAGTTATCAATAGCCATACGAACGTGACCGTTCATAAGTAACTGTGCATCTTCCATGTTCTCTGCGACACCAACACCCCACAATTGATATGGATTAATTTCAAATGGAAAAGCTTGATATGGTATTCTAGCAGGTGTGAATGGGTTAGCTACACATCTAAGTATATGATTTCCACACACCCACACATTTACTTGTATCTGATCAAACTCTGACATCTCATTGATACCGTCCATACCAACTTCATCAGCATATTTTTTGTCTATTACGCCCCAATATTCAAGAACTTCAAATCTGTTCTCTTGATAGTATGGTTCAGTTTCATCCTCTCTGATAGTATCTTCATAGTACTTATCTTCGTAGTTAGGACCTTCGGCTAAACATTCTTCTATAGCTACTGAATCAAAATGTGGTCGCATAACAAGAGATCGTAGTTGTTGTCTACTCATACGATGTCTTTGAATAACATATTCACAATCTTCAATACTAGTAGCAGATGGATCTGGGTGGAAATCCCATACAGAAACTGACTCAATGCGAGGTACGACTTTTTCATAAGGAACATATGTTCTGTTTCCCTGATCATCTTTTTGCCATTTGTGAACACGTTTATAAAAGTTGAAAGGTCCTTTTATAATACCTGTTCCTAAAAGAGATGATTCAAAGATAGCCTTGCGAAATACATTCACAGCATTAGTATCCAACAACTGATCGTGGATACATTTTTCCATACGTAACGCCATCTTTTGGGCAGGCTTAACTTGTGGCTCTCCCATTTTAGAAGGTCCTGAAGCTAACATATCTGGGAATTCTCTGCCATAAGAACCTAACTTGTGTGGTTCTTCTAAGGACAAAGCACCCGGAGCAAGTTCTTTTCCATCACCTTCAAAACCATACGGATCAGATAATTCATCAAGCGGAGTTTTTTGATGTGCAAACTCTTCAATACCTTCTGGCATTGGAGTAGGTTCAACAACTAAAGGAAACTTCTTGTTAGCAAACAGTATGTCAACTATTTGACCGTACGCTGCAAGAACTTTTGTTTTAGTTATTTTTATAAAAACTTTTGATCTTTCGGAATCTCTATATTGTGTAGTAGAATCGTAGATACCTCTAAAGTTTTTATAGGCTTGTAACCATCTTAGTTCGTGAGAACGTCTACCATTTTCAGAATCATCAAATTTTTTTCTAATATACCCTGCAAGACCCGGCATCTGTTCCGCTGGGTTTTGTATAGGTATAGCAGTATCGTCTTCTGGTTCAAGGAAATTGTCAGCCATATGCTTACCTTATTTAGAAGTAGTTTTTGTCATCAGCCATTGAAAATAAAGAAGCTTCAACAGTTGGTTTGGATTGCTTCTTTGGCATATCAGATTGTAAGTCGTAGTTACCCATCTTTGTGTCAAAGTCTGCACCCATGCGAGTTAATTGATTTGCACCCATTTGGTCGTCAACTGAAGTTTTGTCGCTGTTCATTATATACGCAGCACCGTAATTATAATTGTTATTTGGCATAGTTATCTCCTATTCTGCCTGTTTACAAATCCACCAGAGGAATACCCTCCAGCTAATCCCATTGGCATACCTGTCAATGAGCCTGAAAGTGCATCTAAGAAAGACCCACCTCCTGTTTCTTCTGCAGCTTTTTCAACTCCAGATTCAATACCTTCTTCAATATCCCTTATTCCAATTGGTAAAGGATTGACTGTTTCTATACCTGCTCTTAAAGTAGCTTCTGGTACAGATAATCCTTCTTTTCTTGATTCTGAATATTCAATAGCTCCCGGAACGGGTGTTAATATAGGGGCAGACTTTGCAATTGTAGATGCTATTGTTGCCGCACCTGTCAAGATAGTTTTACCTGCTTTAGACTTCGCAGCATCAGTCGCACCTTTTACTATATCATCCCAAAGACCTTGAGATTTTAACATTTCTACACCTTCAGGTGATATGTTTTTGTAAGCTTCTTGTTTAGCAAGAATTTCGTTTTCAGCCTTTAGTTGTTTTCTTACTGCCTTATCTTTATCTTCTTGTTTTATTTTTTTGATTGTTTGTTCGTTAGTTAACTCGGCAACTTGACTTTGTAAAGCTAACCTTTCTTTTGTTTTAGTTAATTTTTCTGTTTCTAATTTCTCTTGTGCAAGCTCTTCTTTTTTTACATTAGTTAAAGTCTTTGCAGCATCAAGTTGTATTTCTTGATCTGTAGGGGGTCTTGCCACGCTCTCTTTTGTTAAGTCAGCAGTTCCAAAAGAAAATTTACTTTCATGTGCAGGGAAAGATTTACCTGATGTATTTAAATCTAAAGATGGAGAGTTTATACCATACTGCGTAAATAAAGAATTAACTGTACCTGTTTGTAAATTAGTAGCAGAATTTTTAAGTAAGTTCTCTGTTATGTTTCCTATTGACTTTGACTCAGGACTATTTGCTTTGTATGATTTTCCTTTTGTAGTCACATCCTTGTGACCCATAAAGTCATCACCAAGACTGCCAGTTAACTTTAAATCACTTTCAAGAGCTTCAATAGTGGCTGATCTTACTATAGTTGTTAAACCTGTTTGTACTTTACCGCCCTTGTCAACAGGTAGGAAACTTTCAAACTTATCAACAAATAAAGGAGCTATGTGTTTTTTAAATGCTGATGATGCTTTAGCAGAGCTTGTATTAAATAATTTAATTTCAGCGTTAGGCATTTTAGGGTTTGCACTTTTTGCTTTGTTGTATACATCTTTTAAAAATTCTGCAAAAGCACCTTTGTAAGTTACAGGATTTCTTGTCTTCTTTCCTCGTGTCTCGCCTGCCACACTAACAGTGGTAGCACCATCCTCATCAAATATAGTTACATCACTTAAACGTAAAGATTTGTAATCTGCCTTGTCTTCAAGTATAGTATCAACTCTTTGTATTGTATATCTGTGATATAATAGAAAATCTTTTGTGGCATCACTTATAGTTTTGTCAGCTTTAATAGCATCAAAACCTTCAGCATATATTTTATCTATCTCTGCCATAGGTATCGTGCCACGCATATTTAATGCACCACGAGTTTGACCTTTACTTAGTCCTGACTTCTTTGCTGTACCCGTTGCTCCGAATACATTTGTTTCAGGCTTATCTAATTCAATGTTTCCTTGATTTACATATTTTTCAAGAGCTTGTGCAGAAGTATAGTAGTTTGCTTTTGTTGTTCCCTTTTCTCCTACCTCTGTTATAAACTCTGGACTTTTAAGGGTAGAAGCATAGTCGCTACTTAATCCTACATTTTTACCGAGCTTACCTTTTGCTATGTTATTTTTAAAAGTTTTTAATCTATCTGCGGCGGCATTGTCATCTAAAGATTTAGCTCTGTCTATAGAAAAATCTAGAGCATCTCCTAGAGTCATTGTATCTGTTATTTCTGCCATTTACTAATACCCGAATGTTTCATTTTGGACTTGATAGACCTGATTCTTGATACCATTAAGCGTTTGATGAATCGCCGCATAACCTGTCATCCTTGTCATTAACATATACCTCAACGCATCATATGCGTGGTCTTCCGCTTTGGTGTCCACGTCTTCGCTGTTAGTTTTGGAAAGAGGAATTGCTGCCAATTGCTTGACAGTGT